GCTGATCCTCCATCGCGACGGCTACCCCTGCGGATTTGCACGCGTGAGCAATAGGCGATAATCCAACCAACCCGTTAAACCCAAACCCTTTCAGATGGAAGATATCCCGTTGCTGAAAATTGGCATACTCGCTATCTCGTTGGTATCGGTAAACAATCCGCTTGCCCTCCAGTCTCACGTCCATATTTGCCGACATGAGCGGTAGCAAACTGACGACATCACCAACTGAGTTTCGCTCAATCAACGCATAAGCATTGCCATAGAAGCAGAGCTGCATTGTCATGGCCTCGCGGAATTCCTGCGCGGTCATGTACTGGTTTGGCGAATAACGCAGTAGCCTTGCCAGAGGATGTTCCATGCCGACTTTCTGTCGGTTATCACTTCGGTCTGTTTCAAAGACATCGAGCGGCAAGCAGGCGGTCAACGTGGAAATCAGAGAGACACAGCGCCAAACGGTGGAGATTTGTAATATCCGCTCATCAGTCACTAATGAATCACCCAGTGCCCCATGCGCTGATACGGGGCCTGTTTGCGATCCCTGCTCGGGCGTCACTAAACGTCCGCCGACAAACCACGACTGCAGACGCGCCCACCAACCGTTATTCGTGCGCAAATCGATACTGTAATTATTATCTGCCATCACATACTCAGCGGTTTAAATAAGAAATCTTCAAAGTCGCCACCAACAATAACGACCTCCCCATTTGCTGCTCCTGCTGCCATCGTCATGGCGACCATGCCGTCGATACGGCCCGTTGCCTTGGACTTATCCAGTTTGCGGTTTCCGGCGGCATCTTTAACTACTACGGCGTTCTGTGCGCACATGGTCAATACGGGATGCATGCCATGACGTACCTTCCCGTTAAGCAGCAATGATTCAATGGTGTCTACAGCAGGCCCCATGTCTTTAAAGCCCTGCCCAAACTCGGTAAGCGGTAAAGTCAGACCAATATTTTCGAGCTCTTTTCTAAACAGATCGATACGCCATCGGTCAAATGCCATTGAACTCAATAGCTCAAAGTCACTTAATATTTCGGCGATATCTTTCACCACATATTCGTAATCCACCGACGAACCCGGTGTTGTTCGCAAGAACCCCTGCTTTACCCAGACGTCATAAGGCACCCTGTCCGTTTTAGCTCTGTCAGCCAGCGTTTTTTGTGGCGTCCAGAAGAAGGGGAAAATATCCCAAACGCCTTTCCCGTCATCGCCAGCAATAACCAGCGCGGTAAGGTCATTGCGTGCCGACAGGTCAAGACCAGCAAACCATTTACGCGGCGTGTTCTGTGGCGGCGCCTTACCGCTCTCCCATACGTTTTTAGAGATAAACGGCGAAACCGTAGACACGCGCTGATTAAGGCAAAGGTTACGAAAGGTGTTTTCAAAACTCGGCATACGTCCGGCCATTTCAGCCTGACGCTCTAAATCTTTGAGAGAACGGAAGCTACCCAACGCAGGGTTAGCCGCAGCCCATGCCTCTCTGTCACTCACATCGGCCTCTTTCGGCGCTTGGTAAACATGAGAAACAATATGGGGGTCACCGGAACGCTCGGCATCATCAAGCCAGATACTGAGCAAATCATTATCGTTTGCAGCTTGAGTGCTGATTGCTATCAGTAACGGCGACTCATGCGCCCCCTGCGCGGTAATGATGGCGTCGATAAAGTCACTTTGTGGACCGACAACCTGCCCCACCTCATCGAGGATTGCCAGTACGGGAGATAAACCGTGGGTCGTTTTACCTTCGGCGGCCAACGCCTTGAACTCAACGTTCATCGGTAGGCCAATCAGCTTTTTACCACTAGGAATGATGTGAACAATGCCCTGCAGCTCAGGATTGAGGTTTATCATCTTTACTGCGAGGCTAAACACGATCCCCGCCTGCTCACGGCTCATCGCCCCGCTCACTATCTGCGTGTTCTGTTTTGCTTCGGGTCCCACCAAGTGAGCCAGCAAAATACCCGCAATCAAACCGGTCTTACCGTTTTTACGCGCAATACTCAGATAGGCTTTATCGGTACCGACGGGATTGTCGTACATCGCCAAGAGGAATAGCTTCTGAAAATCATCCAGTCTCATCGGCTGCCCGATAAGCTTTCCCTCTGGCACGATGCAGTAGCGCTCAATGAACGCGATAACTTTTTCTCCTCGCGTCATCTGTTACCTATCCTTGTTTTGGGAAAGCAATCAGATTGTCATCCTCTCCCGAGTTTTGATTAACAGCACTGCGTGCATTGCGGTCATTCTCATTACGTTTTTTCTGATCGCGGCTCTCGCCGTTAGTCGCATGGGAATGGATCTGCAGGTCGCGGCGCTGGGCAAGAATGGTTCTCTGCAGCTCAACTATCTGTTTACGTAAATCTTTAATCAGCTGCTCATTACGATCTTCGCCACGTTTACGCTCTTCTTTGCGTAAATCACGCCGTAATACGGTGATATAGAGCTGATTATTTGCCAGTTCAGCCGCGGCTAATAAGTCGGCTGGCGTCCAACTGTCTAATGCTTTCGATCTGATATTGTCATGCCAGAAAGGTTCGGCTTTTTTCTCCAGACCCGCATGCGCCGGAGGTTGAATGGTATCCTCTGTAGCATTTTTCATGGCCTGAATTGCCGCCGATGAACTGTCGGAGCGGATCCGTTTGTCTGCCATTTTTTGCACCTAAAAACCTGAAAAAATCGGGTTAGCGTTAAATTGAAACTCTAGCGGCGGTCATTTAGGGCGAGAGAGGTAGAGATTTACCCCTCCCCCCATGCCCTTGATGCGAGCAAATATAATTTGAATTGATATGATTTCAATGTGAAACTATCGTACCATCTAGATGATAGCCGTTCTCAATCACGCCAATGAGAATTGGGGTCGAGTGGGTAGCCATTGACATCACATCCAATGGCAACGCCGTGCTTCTCCATCCTCTGCTTAGTGGAGTCATGATGTTGCTTGCAAAGCGGCTGCCAGTTCCTTTTATCCCAGAACAACAGCTGGGCTTTTGCTATCGCCGCCTGATTACCTGACTTAATCGCATCCTTCAGCTTGTGTGGCTCAATATGGTCCACAACCGTTGCGGCTATCGTTCTACCTTGTTCAGCACACATACGGCATAACGGATTAGACCGAAGAAAGGAAAGGCGAGCTTTATCCCACCGGCTGCCATATATACGAGGCTCTTTACTCATAGCGCTAACCTCCACGCTTTCCTGCGCTCAGTCCTCGGCATTCCGTCTTGCGGCACCTCAACGGGCTGTCCGTCTGCATGGTCAACGAGTGAGTAACACGGATAGACTACCGAGCCACCGTAGGCATCACCTACTGCATAGTCTGCTGCCTTACTGCTATCCCATCTTGCCAGCACGCGGGCGAGATGTTGTTGCGGCACGCTATAGCACACTCCATGGATCAGCCGAGGGATGGTGATGAAGTCCGTGCGGGTTTTATCAGAGACAATCAGCTTAGTGGCTATCTCCATCTGATACTGTGGTGGCCTGCCGGTGCCCATATAAAAACTAACGAGGTTATCTGGGAAGCGAGCCAACCATTCGCCCACCTGTTCAGTAAAACCACCGACAGGCTGCGCATCATCTTCCAGCACCGCTACCCGACAGTCTTGCTCACTGGCCCACTCAAGGGCACGCCGATGCATGGTATTTGCTCCCACACCGACATCATCAAACAATAAATGAGCGCTCAGGCTGTTCGCCAGCAATATAGCTGAAGCGCGGCGCTTATGGTGCCCTACAACCACAAACTTCACTTGTGTTTCCACCAGGCACTCTCCTTACCAAAACCATCAGTCTTAAATACTGTATGCACGCGTGGGCCGGTAACAATACGTTCGCCAAACGACTTAGCAACAATCCCGAATGCGCCCATATCAACGGATGTAGTTGGTGCTTTCTCAACACCCCAGAACCGTTGGCTTTCGATGCGGTAATACAGACGAATAATGCGATGAGCAAACTCCATAACATCTTCACGGCATCCGCCAAGCAGCCCAGCGTTGAGCAGTGTCTCAGCCTTATGCTTATCGAAAAATGAATGGTACGCCTGCCCATGGTGATTCTTCTTCATCCATGGTTCCGAATACGTCTTAGCTTCGGAACCAACGTAAATCTTACCGGGATCCATCTCATCCCATGGTTCACTTAACATCTCGACATCGGTACCGTCAGTACACCAGACAAGATGATATTCAGGATGGGCTCGAAGGTGTTGGTAGATGTGCAACCAGCGCGCAAAGTATGGACTCATGCACAGAGCAGGAACCTCGAATAGGCCAGCGCCTGTTGGAGATTCTTTCAACTTATCAGCCAGAACAATCGGTAGCGCACCGGATATAGAATCAGCCCACGCCTGCAACAGTTGCGGATCCGATTTCATGCTGATAACGCGCTGAGGGTCTGGTTGGCTCGTCAGTAACGTGGTGATAACTACGTTCGGATTCCGAGAATAGGATGCAAAGCCGGTGTATCCGGTATCACGGCGGCCGTTATAAATGCCGACGTTGCGTTTCACCAACGCCTCACGCTCAGGCCGAGGAACTGAACGATTTACCTGTTCATGTTCATCGAGCGAATAAATCAGTTTTTCCGAGCCAACAACATCAGCAAAGGCCCATGTGGTTAACCCAGCGTTATGAATGCGCAATGCCAAATCAGGATGCTCATACATTCCACGGCCATAGATGGGATCGAAACCACCTACTTTTTCGATTGCGCTTCGGTGGTAATACAGCATCACGCCGCGCTGACCGGTATAAGCAATGTGCTTATTGTCGCGATACAGCTCGGCCATATCGTTCAATTTCTTCGGCCCTGCTAAATCTTTAAACTGGTAGGCCAGATGGGGCTCTGGTGATTCGATGTAAGGGATATGCCAGTTATCAGCTATGGGCCATGCATCATCATCCCATAAAAATAGATGTTCACATCCAGCATCTACCAGCGCTTCAATGCTTCGATTCTTGGAAGCCACGATACCGAGGGATTTATCGTGCCGTATAAGCTGCACACCATCAGGAACTACGGCGGCAGGTGTTGAGTCATCATCGATAACTACCACCAGTGCACCAGGAGGTAGATGTTTTTGGTGTTGTGCTACGGCGCGAGAAAGAACATCAGCACGGTTATGGGTGGTGATCGCAATACCGATGCGCGCCGATGAGCTGTTAGCAGGTTCATAGGGAACGCCATCGATAGTGACCCGCATAATTTAATCCTTAGTGGCGCTATGGCTCATACCATTAGTGCATAACGCTTTTTCAACGGCTTCGCGAGCAGCATTCTGTAGCTGCTTTTCAATCTGCTCATACTCTTTCTGATTAGCTGTAGCTTTTTTAATGATTTCGCCAATGATTGAATCCGCGCCTGCGTAGATGGCAAATTTATCAACGGTAATCTTATCTCGGGAGATAGTGGCTGGTTTGATAAATACTTGGCCGTTAATGAGATCAAAGGCTGTGCTGTTTTTTATTAGATTGTTAATTTCATCCAGCTTTTTCTCAAATTCACTGGTGTCTACTTCAACCTTAATGCTCAGCGTTTGACTTGGTTTTGTTTTAGCAACTCCCATACTCATTGAGCGTTGCACGCTAGCCTCACCGCTCACTAGCCCTGAAACGGATAACTGCAGCGGGAAATATTCAGGAATGCCGTTTACTGTCATTCTCGATCCCCAAGTATCATATTGGGCAGTTCCAGCAGGATTGGTAACTTCAAATCCGTCACCATTCACCGTGATACTCATTCTTGCCATCACGTCTCGCAGTGTTAGATGTTTCATTTAGAATAATCCTCTATATGTGAAAGTAGCGCCCCGCGTAATTCAGTGACCACCTGTATTCAAAACAGCGTGTTTATCCTGAAATAACGAATGGCCAAACTTATAAACCAGCAGAAAATAAAAAGGCCACCAGCGGTGACCTATGTTGTTATGCCTACTTGAGGCGTGATGTATCGGCGCTGGCTTTAGTCTCTTCCACGGACATAACCAATAATGTAGCCTAGGCCGAAGCAGGAGAACCCAATTGAAAAGAATGGAAGAAGTGCATTAACTAATTCAGACACGGGATCACCTCTACTGGTATTGGGTAGGATTGCTCTGGCTGTACTTACGATTACTGCATTTTTCACAGCAGAGCTCATAACGCTTATAATTCCTGCCAATAATTTCATCGCCGTAAATGATGCGATACAGCCGATATTCATGCTTGCAAAATAAGCG